GCCTAGCCCTTATGGCATTTATTTTATCAAACTCTCCTACTGAAGAAGTTTGCCTGGCTTGATTAATTCTTTTTATATAATCAACAACTTCAGGTGGTGCACCTTCAGGTACAGACAACAAACCACCACGTCTACTTAAAGCGTTAGTTAGTTTCGCCAATTCTTTTTTATCGGCCTCTGCGGCAGCTTTTTTCTTTCGCTCACCCATATCGCCATACACTGCTTTAAGATCTGCAATTTCACGATCTATCTGTCTTTGCATATACTTAGGTATTTTGTTTTTATCCGCCATAAAGAATCTTCGCTTTCTGCTCAGGAGTTAAATCTTGGAACCAAGGTTGGTTTTGTATTTGTTGTGATCTAGCAGAGCTTTTTAATGATTCTAAATAATTACCACCTATAGATGATGCTGCACCTAGCAATTCGTTAGTTTGTTGATTTCTAGCAGCACGTCTACTTACAGCATCTTGATACCTCATATCTGACATCCGCATTCCCATTGCACCAAACTCTCGTTCAGCATCTCGTTTCATTTGCATATTCCTTGTAGCAATATCTCGTGCTACCTGGGCCATACCTAGTTGTTGCGTAGCTCCTACTTGAGCTTGCATTTGTGCTGCAACACCTGAGTTTTCTAAGCCTTGCCTTACTGCTGTACCCTGGACATTAGCCATTTGGTTTTGCGTTACTTGACCTATGTTACGTGATGCCATGCCTAACTGCTGATTAATTTCCGCACCTGTCATTCCCTGTCTCATTCTGCTTTGCAGTGCATTCATGTACTGCTTTTCTTCCTGTGACCTTTGACCCATCCTTGAAGGTGGTCTATTGCCACCTGTTAACCAGTCAAAACCTTTTTTGACAACCGGTGCATATTTTGCAGCAGTAGCTAATGTTGCTAATATTGCCATTATATTATCCTACCTTTACTCCTGTAAGTTTGTATAGATTACCGTTAATTTTAAAATATAGTCGTCCTTCATCTTGTGCCGGAGAACCTGGACTCTCAGTTCCTTTAGGTACTTCAGTCATAGATATTTCGCCATCTTTTACTTCCTGTGACTTTATTACACCTTTAGAAATTTTTATTGCTGACTGTTTTTTTTTGACCTGCGTAACAACTTCTTTTAATGCTTTATCTGTTTTGTTGTCACCGGTTTTTACTATTCTTTCACTCATTCGTATTCTAACTCCATTCTGTTAATAATACAGGATCCTGTTCCTGATGCTGTTGATATTTCTACCATAAGGTATTTAGCTCTTCTAGCTACACGCAGTGCTACGTTAGGATGGTTAGCATAATGTATAGCTGCATTGTTATTATGGGTTGCTGCTGTAGTTCCACGCATACCTCTTTGTACTGTATGCGAAGTTGTACCTGCGGTAACTATTTTCATTATCTCATTATCTATTTTTACAAAGTCACCGCTTTTAAATTTTGTTGTACTATCTGTTGGCAACGTAGTTGTAGTACTATTCATATTATTAGTATCATCAACAAGAACACCACTAGCTCCAGTATTAGGCCTTACTACAGCTTGAAAAATATTGTTAGTAACATCCCCATCTGCGTAAATGTTTACAGTAATATCTAACGTGCTTTCATACCGCATGTTAATTCTACGCACCATGGCAGTACGGTCTAGATCTGTGAATTGAAAGAATCCAGTTTTACGTGATGCTAACAATGATTCACTAGAGCCGCTAACTCCTAACTGCCTGACTAATGCGTTACCCATCTACTTGTACCTCTAAATCTTCTATTGATGTATTACTGTTTGTACTAGCATTCGTACTCATTTCAATCATTAAATACTTAGCTCTTCTGCCAACACGTAAACTTTTATTAGTCGTTTGTTTATTGGTTGCTGCGGCAAGTGTATTAGTGTACACAGGATTTGTACTATCACCGTCTACATATACACGTACATTAATCGGATCCGCAGAATGGTATTCAAAATTGACTCTGCGTATCATGCTGTTTTTATCAAGATCTTTTGATACTGGTATCCATCCTGTTTTGTAGGATGCCGCAAAAGATTCTGTTGCAGAGTCTGTAAATTGTCTAACGTTGCTATTTTTAGCAATAGCTGCGACAACGTCTTCTATAAATTGAGTTGTGTCGTTTGCACTAGGTAATGATTTTGTAATAAAGAAACTAACTTGTTCTGCAAACTGTAATGCATCGATTGCTGTATTAATATACTTCCAAGTTCTTTTGGCACTATTAACTGTATCTGCACTAAACTGTGTAGCATCTGATGCAATGTTTATATATTTCCAGGTTCTTTTAGAGTCTGCAACGTTTTCACTAAATGCACTGGAATCGCTTGCATTGTTTATATACTTCCAGGTTCGCTTACTATCAGATACAGTATCTGTGCTAAATTGTGTTTTATCGCTTGCAGTTTGATTTATTTTCCATGTACGTGTAGCTGTCTGCACACCATCAACGCTGAACTGGGTAGCATCGCTAGTATTTTTGACAGTTTTAAAAGTGGTTTTAGTGCTATTAACATTGTCTTGCGAAAACTGTGTGGCATCTGTAGCGGTCCAGTTATAGTTGACAACAGTTATAGATATTGCATTATTACTTCTATCTTTGACACTACTATCACCTGTCTTACGTACCCATATGTATATACTAGATCCGCCTAACGATTCCGGTACATTCCAGGTATAGCTTGTGCCTGACTGATTTGTTACAATTGCGTTAGAAGTACTAAATGTAGTATTTGAAGTAAAATATAAATCTACGTTTTCAGTAAAATTAGACTTACTCCACTGAATATTAATATTTTGATTGTGAGCAAAACTACCTGAATCCGGTGAGGTTAGCGTAACCGAAGGTGGATCTTGTATAGTAAAGTTTGGCGATTGTGCCGATATACTTATAGCCATTAAGGATCTCCACCAGTTTCAGTGTATTGACCTGTAACTAAAATATAATAGTCATTATCAGATTCTATATTTACAGGAGGTGTGTAAGTACGTGATCGTATAGAATTATGCAGATTTGTTGCTATGGTAGCTACCGTACCACTACTATCCATTAAAAATACTGACCAAGCATTTTCCCAGGTAACCCCAACACTAGATGCAGTCCAGGTAATATCTTGACTTACGCCTTTGGTCCAAACAGAAGATGCGGTAGGTGCTGTGACAGTTAAACTAGCCATTACCCACCAATCTGTATTGACCAAGAAACTTTTAATACATCATTTTCTACAAGAGTAAAATTGCTAGGGTCAAATACCGCATAGCTTGTATCGAATACAGGTGGAGAATCTTCGTTTGCATTAAGAGTAGAGGTTAAATTATATGCTCTGCCCATATACAATTTTGTTATTGTATTACTACTAGAACCATTAGGATCGTCCCAGGTAGCTTGTACAGTCCAGGTACAGGTGTCAGTGCTTACTGAAGTACCACCGCCAGTTTGCGTTGCATCATTAATAAAAAAATGTTTTACTTCTAAATGTCCGCCTTCACCAGTCACATTATCTACAATCCCACCAGTGGATACACTTCCATCTGCTACAATACCATCTTGATTGTTTCTAGCAGTAAATGCGTTACTTGTATTGCCACCATTAGCTACAGCATAAGGGTTGTCAAACCATCCACTACCTGTATTTATTTTAAATGAATTTGTTGTTCCACCTCTTAAAAATAAAATTAGTTTTGCCAACAGTTCATTATCTATAGTGTTGTCACCTTGCTGCGTATGTTTAGGTTCCATTTGTAATACGTCTTCTTTATCGTATACAGCTAGGTCTACAAAACCCCTTGTTAATATTTTTGGTTTTTTAATTATAATATCCATTTAATTATCCGCTATAGTTAGTTGCCAAGTAATAGTTAACTGATCTCCATCTACTAAAGAAATAGCAGAGCTAAATGTTTTTGTGCTTACAATTGTTTCAAATTCACTTCCGCTAGTTTGAAAATTATTTCCTAGTTTTGCTGAGGCAATCGTGTAGCTTGCCTCTGCTCTTACTACACCCTTTGTAGTAAATGTCAATGTGCCTGATGTATCTAAAGAGGTTTCCATTTCGTATTTAGTGCCACCGGAGGATACGATATAAATACCTGACTGACCGTTAGTTGGCGTAGAAAAAGCTGTGCTATCAAATACAGGTGAGGCCAAAGGAGACACACCAGTCGTTGTAGTTTGTAAAGCTGTAGCTAGTTTGTTACGTATGCTTTGATTTATAGCATTAGGTTCAGATATAGTTTCTACAGAACCATTAGCTCTATGTATTTCTATATTAACAAAACCGCTTGGTGTTACAATATCTTTCATCATTAACTCGTATGTGTTATTGAATACACATTTAAATCAGAATCGATAGCAAATATATCGGCCTCTTTATCGGCTGCCATATCTAACTTGTACCAGGCTTGAACTATCAGATCAAATGCATATATGTTGCGTGTATCATCCCCAAAACGACAGAGTATTCTGTTCTTCTTAGGATCGTAAAAAAATCTTGAGTTTTGTATATTTGTTGCAGCTTGATATACATCCTTAATAGGTTCAGTAATAGGGCTTATGTTAAAGCCTGAATCAATTGCATATGCGTTGTCTGTACCTGCAAAAAATATATCCTGACCTACCTGCACAATAGAGTTAGGTGCAACACATCCAAAATTTTCCTCTGCTTCTAATAATGAAAATGTAGATGGATTTGTGCTTGGAACATCTAGTCTGTATATCCCTCGTGTCATAAAGACTACAAGAGATCCAAGATGCGAAGATAGTCCAGTTATTTCACCACCTTGCGTATCTTGTATTTGTATGAAATTAATAATAGGCAATACGTCAGGTTGCAATACCTCTGAATAGATAATCCAATCTTCGTGGTCTTCAGCTATATCATCAGGATCTAAACGCACATTACCTACAAATTGCCTACCTCCTATATTGACAGAGTATTTATGATTTACAGCAATTTTATCTATAGCACCTAAAGGGTGTAATGCTAGATCTGCTAAACCATAATCAGAAACATTTAATGTAAACTTTGTGCCATTTTGACTAAAGAAATATTGTTTATTTATAAATACTGTTATATTGTTACCAAAACCAGTAAATCTATTATTAACCTGTATTACCTTGCCTTCGCTTTTAATTACTTTAACAGTATCAACTGTAGACCCTGTAACTATTTGACTTATTACATCGTTATTAATTTCTTGATCTGCCCAAGTCCAAGAATTATTAAATACTACATTTCTTCCGGCATATCCATTTGTTCCGGATGCAACGGCTGATGCACTTTCGTAGTTTGTTACTGCTGATGCAGTTCCTGTATATATACCCCAACTACCGTCCCATATTTCATCACCATTAGCAAAACCTGCAAAAGTTTCTAGCGAGCCTGCACTAAAATGTGCATCTACAATAGCTACATTTGTATTGCCGCCTAGTGTATCTGCTATCCTATACCAATCAGATCCTACTTTAATCCAATAGTATGTAGATCCTGATGGTTCATAAGAGCTAAAATTAAAACCTTCTTGGTATACAACATTTCCTATATACGAATTAGTATAAGCTCTACGGTCTGAGCTTTCAGATTTTGTATTCACTGGTATAGTTAATATGTGGTAGTATACAGGCTCTTGATCACCAGTAGCAGTAGCACTGTAACTTCTGTATAGTTTAAGTGCTGTAATTCTTTTGTTCCAATCATCCGTATCAACTGTTAATGACACGTTTATGGTTTTACTACCTGATCCAGTTACTTCCTTGTACGCATATGCATCAGCAAACGGTGCTTCTTGGTTGCCGTCAAATACTGGTACAAATTTATAATAATAAAAACCGTTAGCATGAGTACCATCGCTAGTGGTCTCTGTTGTAATGTCACCGTAAGCAAAGGTAGTAGGGTAGCGTGGTGTTGCATCATCATATAGAGATATTGAATTATTACCTGATACATCGAATGCTCCAAAAAAGAATTGTCTATCAATACGTTGTAGTACGCCTGGTTTATCAGCTATGCCATTAGCAAATCGTAACTGTCTGTTATAATTAGATATAGATATGTCTGTAGCTGTAGACAAAGTTTTAATATCTGTATTAGATCCAAAGTTTGTTGCAGCCTGGCGAATCTTTTTTGCTTGTGTATCAAAATAGATCCACAACTTTGCTGTTCCTTCAGGGTTATCCCACTGTGTTATTTGTACAGGATGATCTCCTGTCATAGTTGTTGAACTACCCCTGCCTTGCCTTTTAACAAGTTTACCAGGTACGTCTATTTCAAAGTTGACACTTTCGGTTGCTGCATTATCAGGTATGTCTTCAGGATCTGCATGTGTTATCAGACCTCCATCAAATATAGGTATTTGAATTAGGCTCATAGATAAACATTTCCATATGTATCATGTACAGATTGTGGTCCACTGATACCCTTATTAGATGTTTGCACCTTAGCTTTTTGTTTGCCTTGCTCAAATCTTTGATAATAGTATTGCGATTTATTATCATTTTCGCCAATATCTTCACATAGCATAGCTTTGGCGTAGTCTACAAGATAACGATGATATACTTTTGGAATAGTGGGAGAACTATTTCTATTATCATAATTATATATAACACCGTTTACTATTGCTATTGCACCCAGTCCTAAATTTTGCCAGTTACTTAGCAATGTGCTAAATGAACCAAACGTAGTTTGCCACATATTTTGTTCGTCACTGGTTACAATAATTTTTTCATTATCTTGAAATGTACCACTTACGTCTTTTAGTACAAGAGTCCCTGTCTTTTGCTCTATATCAATTACATCCGCAACAGTCGCTGTGGCATTACTTGTTACACCTTTTATAGTGTCGCCATCATAAAATTGATCTGACTCTAAAGCATCGTATTGTAAAAATTTAAAAGTGGTAGCATCATCTAAATATTTAGTTTCTGCTATATAGGAAAAGGTTACTAATCCTACGCTAGACACGGCAGGATAAATAAACATTTTATCACCCCTGATGTAATAACATTTTGGGTCGCCAGTTTTTAATTCGTCTGTAGTTCTGAAACGACTAAACTCATCAAAGGCAGCAAGTCTATCTAAAGTTCTTGTTTTAAATTCTACTTGTCCAACGATTTCAACAAAATCTTCAGGTAATTCAATATGCCCATCATTAGTGTTAGGCATATATGTAAAAGTTTTAACAAAGCATCTTGTATCAGTAGAAAAATCTTGTTCTGCCTCATGCAGATATTTTTCGACTTTTACCCTTGGTATCTCATAACCGAAAGTTGTTAATGCCCTGTCAATCAGTGATTCCCAGGTCATTGTTACGCCTTTCCTTTAGTACCTATACCTTTTGGTGCCTCTGCCAAATACCTAGCGTTTAGAGCTTCTATTTGTGCAGTAGCATTACCATATGCTGCTGCGGCTCTATCTAGCTTTGCATCCATCTTCCATAACTGTGATTCAGCTAAATCTAACACTACTTCGTGTAGCGATATATTTAACTCACACTCTGTATTGTTTGCTTCTAAAGCTACTGGTGCTTTCATATACCAAACATCTATAGGTGCAGTAGCAGCAGGGCCTTCAACATAAATCTTTTCATTAAAAATGTATGCAATAGGATTGGTAGTAGATCCTGCCAAATAAGTATTTTCTAATCTTTTTAAATCAGTTGGTTCTATGATTGTTGCCCATTTACCATTATTAACTTTTACAGCTACGATACCATTTCTTATAGGTGCATTAGCTAGTGAAGAAAAAGCTAAATATCCTGTGGTCATATTTTTATCAGAATCTATTACCTGTAAATCAGTTAAATAGGCATTGTTTATAAGATTGACTACAGATCTTTGTGCTATGTTTAATGAATCTAGTTTTGCACTTTGTGTAAAGTCAGATTCGGATGGATCCTCTAAGCGAAGACCCAAGGTTGATAACATTTCGTTACCAGTCATTATTTTCTCCCATTTCTACGCAAGTTGGCCTAGCCTAAGCCAGGCCAACTCAACGATTATTTAGTCGTCTTTACCGTCTGAAACAGATGGTCTTGACATTTCCATTTCGGCTAGACCGGTGTCAGGAGTACCTATAGCACTCGCACCTTTCATGCCTTGTACGTAGTCGCCTGCAACATCAGCATCGTCAACAGATCCGGCTGTACTAGTTAAGTACACATCGCCATTGTCAGCAAATGATGCTTTTACTTTTGCAACACCTTTTCCGCTAATTTGATACCAACCAAATTCGTTGGCAACACAAGCAGACATAGCTGTCGCTACAGGTCCAACAGCATTAGCAGATGCTAAAGTCGTACTGTGGTCATCACTTGAGTATACAACTACACTACCTACGGCAGTATTAGCTACACCTTTCAAGTAAATAAATTCACCTACTCCATAAGCAGTGGTGTCTTTATCCTCAGCACGAATGATCTTGCCCAAAGGGACTTCTTGCGTGGTGCTATTAGAATTAATCGCTTGTGGATTAATATCTTGCTCCATAGATGCAAATCTAGACATTTAAGCCTCCCTTAGTATGATGTTGGCAAGCCAGTGATTTTACCCTGGCGAGAACGGTTAGAAACAGTCAAGGCTCCAAGCCAAAGCATTTTAGCTACGGCAGCATCTTGATTAACAGGTTTGGTAAAGTCCTCAAACACAAAGTTGCGTTTTCTGTGATGTCTGAACTGCAAGTAATTTTCGTTCAGGAAGAACGCCATACCGGCAGGGCAGTGATCGTCAACAACAACAGGTATACCTCTATAAAGAAGGTTTTGGAAACCTGCATCAGCCAACGCCTCATCACTTGCTGCAAATCTTTTTTGTGCAGTGAGAGATTCTTCATAAGCATCAAATACTATTTGGGTAGTTGTGATGATTGTTGGTGAGTCGTTATCAACAGTACATGCACCATACATCTTTCTAAACTCACGACCAATAGAGTTAGCACCGGAAGATGCAGCTACGTCACTAAACGTGCTAGATCCTGCTGCCTGCTCCTGAGCCTTCCACCATGTGTAGGTACCTGAGTTAATTCCACCAATAGTATTTCCGCCATTGTCTACAATTGCTTGTAACCCTAAGAAACCTCCGGTAGATGCACCTGATGATGAAACGGTAGAACCGTCATTATCAGAGTACAACTGTGTACCGTACATATCCTTTAGGGATTTTTCTGCATTTTTTACTTTAGCCTCTAATAAGTCGAGTACTCTTTCAGGACTGTCGTTCAACATTTCTTCCTTACCGGAAATTGAAATTGTTGCATAACCCTGTACCCAGTCGAAACTGGCTGAGGTCATAACTTCAGTCGGTGAAGTATCGAGCACATCATATCCGCTATAGAAACCTTTAGCATCCGCTTTTCCGTATTCAACAGGCTGTAAGACCTTGTTACCACCGGCAGATGGTTTAGATTTTCTAAGCATACGATGAGTCAGTACGTTAGACTCGAAAATATTATCAACTAGAAGTGGGATATATTTATCCCTTGTCAATGCACTTAGATTGTCAAATGAAAGTGACATTTGTTACTCCTATTTATTTGAATATATCGTATCTCATAGCCATGTCACGTGCTTCATCAAAGTCTTTCGGTTTTTCATTAACAGGCGTTCTATCTGCCTGGTGTTTTACGTCAGCCTCTGGTATCTGCTTCTGTGACTCAGCTTTTTCTAATGTCTTCACAGCTTTCGCTAACGCACTATCAACAGATGCTTGATGGTTGGTCAATATGAATGCATCTTCGAGGTTTGTTATGCCTTTGTCTACTGATGTTTGCAAAACTTCTTGTAACGCATCTTCGTTGTTATCCAATTCCGGATGTTTTGCAACGAGTCGTTGTATGTCTCGCTCTACAGCAGCCTCAGCCTCCTGCATTTCAAATCGTTCCTCAAGCTCCCTCAAGCGATCCTGAACAGGTTCAGGGACTTGATTCGTGTCCTGTTGTGTATCATAGCTTGGCTCTTTTGTATTGAAAAGAGTGTGATCTTCTCCAAGATAATCTTTAAGAGTATCAACGAGCTCTTGATCTTGCATGATACTATTCCACTTCTGTCTTTCACCGTCTAATAGTTTTCTAGCATCTGCTACTTCCTGGGCTTTTTGTGTGTTGGATTTCTGCCACTCATGTTTATTTTGACTATCCTCAAGTGCTGCCCTGAGTTCGTCCATTGTGTATACAGTTCCATCTAAGTCCAGTTCATCTACAAAAGGTGCATCTTCAGCCTGCTCAACTTGCTCAGTCTCCTGAGATTGAGTTTCTGCTACGGTAGCATCCTCACCGTTTGTTTCACTAGGAGTATCAACCTCCCCTGTTTCTTCAGGGGCATCATCGACCAACAATGATGAGGCTACATCAGCCTCGATCTCTGCTCCATATGTTCCACCTTGTATATTTTCAGACATAACTTCTCCAAAAATTTGCTGTTAAACTTCTATTTTTCTCACTTAATTCCAACATTATCAGAGGATAATCCTTTTTTATTGAGTTGGCATATTAAGTCTTTCCATTAAACTCGGATCTTGTTCCAGTCTTGTCATTATCTCATCTTCATCCGTGCCTAAACTTTCTAGCTCTTCAGGTGTTAATGGCTGCTGCTGACTTGCCATTGCCTGATTTTGCTCCATCATTTGATTGATTAATTTTTCTTTACCAGGTAGCTCTATGTTATTTAAGATATATAAAGGATCTGTAATCACACCCATTTGCATAAGTTGCATAATCTTGTTTTCTACAAACTCTTTGTTTTCAGGTAACATAGATCCGGCCCTTGCTCGTATGTTGAAGTCCATATCATTCATTATAGCACCTACGTAGGATCTCTCTTCATTGCCTTCCTGGGTCTCTACTAGCACGGTATGTTCCTTTGTGCCAAGGTTTTGTATCATAGCAATCCACATAGATCCCAATGTTTGTATTCCTTGGTCCACCGTCCTGGATTTAAAATCTATTTTAGAGGTAGATGCTTGTCTATATATCTGTGCCTGTACACCACTAGTTATATTACTATCTGCTTTACCCTGGGTAGCTTTGTTTACACCGGATATAGTCTCAAACATATCTACTAGTAGGTTATATAGCTGTATTACGTAGCCAGGCATTCCGGCAGGCTGCAATTGTGTAACTTGACCTGGGCCTCTTTTACGAATAATACCGCCAGGCTTGTTTGCTATCTGATCAACTACCTCTGTAGTGTCGTCAACTACGTACATTGGGTTACTCATCAAGTGAGCGTTGTCTAATATCTGACTAACTACACGATCTAGCGACAAATTCAGCGATTTAAGCCTCTTTGGTTCCGGTTTTCCCCAAAATGAGTGGGCAGATCCGCCATTTTTAAGCATAACAAAGGGAAATGGGTGGGGAATATGGTTATCTTTTGTAAGAAATGGGTATCTACTAGGACCATCGTAGAGTAACACCCCATTTGCGATGGTAGTTTGGCGTATCATGCCTGGAAATTTGTTTGTTTCCCTCTTATTTCCATCTTCATCCTCTACATAATCCTTTGTGTAATCACGAGCAAAACATTCTACTATGAGAGCTCTATTCTCCATGTCCTTCATCGCTCTAGTTTCGCTGTTGTAGTAGTTAGTTTCTGTGCCTTTAGTGTCGGTCACCTGCGTAAGCTGCTTACCACCTACATTTGTGTCGTTAATTTTAAGAGCTTGAAAGCGATCAAGGTGTCCTTCTGACTTTACATACTTACCATTCTCGTACTTTTCTCTTATTTCGTGTAAAGGTGTAGGTGCTGCATACATAACATACTCTGCGTTTTCGAGCTTAGTTGCGGAGGGGTTACAGTAGAAGGCAAATGGATCCACTACGTCACAATCCGGTAAGTCATCATCATTATTAAACGATACTTTTAATATACCGTTTCCATATACCAAATAGTCTAGTAGCCATTCAGGTACGAGGTTCTGCATGTCACGCAGCACCCATAATTCATCAATTTGTTTTTGTAAAATTTCAGCCGCCTTACTACCTACCTCATCTGCACCATTATGCATTACGTCTATTCTAGGAGGTCTATTGGATAGAATTGGGACCATAGTGTCTATAGCACTTGATATAAGATCTAAAGTTACCTGGTTCTTATATCCAGGCATATTCATACCACCCCAGTGATCACCCATATATAATTTTTCACTATCTCTCCAAACCTTGGCAGTATTTGATTTAGCCTTAAAGCATATATCAAACATGGCTTTTTGTTTTTTAATAATCTTTTCTTCTTCTGCGGTTGGCGTATATTTTTCCATTAATTCCTCATAGGAGTTATTTTCTCTAATTTTATATCTATTACTTGATTAACTACTTCTATCAAGGCTTGTTTGTAGTCTAATCCAATACTTTCTAATTGCTGCATTTTGTCAATTTCTTCTAAAAGATCTGATGCTTCTTTAACTTCTCTTTTTTCCCATTTGCCTGTGGTAAAATTAAATATCTCTACTTTTAGCTCATTACTCATGGCCTTATCCCTTCATATGTAGAATCTTCTCTCGTCAACTTGTCTAGCTCCTTTTGTAGCCATGGTTTTTGCACAATACGTTTGGGTCTGCCTATTAGCATAAGCATGTAACGCCATTCATCGCAGGCGTGGTCTTCACCAGTCGTATCTAAGTCTTCAGGTTTGCGGTCATCATGTACAAGAGTTGGTAAAGTTCTAATAAAGTTCTTACAGGACTTGAACACTTTAAATTTAGGAGGCCTCCCATCACTGTGATCCAAATACTGTCTACAAAGGTTCCAGCCTGATATTCGCTCATTATTAGCTTTGATTACATTTATTCCGTGCCTACCTAGTATGTCTGCAATACTCATAGACGAAGGTGCCACTGTGTCGGACCTATTCGTGTTTTGAGGGTTGCGTATCCACATACTTGGATCACCTACAGTCATCATATATTGTTCATCACCGCTTAACTCTCGTATTCTATCAATGTGGTGTGATAACTCTTGACCTGCCTCGTAATGCTCTCTGTAACGGTATACATTGCCATTAAAGTCTACTGCATACCACCCACAGGAGAATGGTGCTGCAAATCCATAGTCTATAGATCTGTACTTGTACCACTCGTGAGGTATGTCAAAATCATCTACCACATGTTGATCTTGTCGCCACTTGCCAAAAAACTGTCCGGCAAATATTTCCCAGTCTCCATCTAGCCATGCCCTGCGAAGTTCGTCAGGTAAAGCCTTTAAACTGTTAATATATTCCGGATCTTCACGCATAATAGTAGGGTTATCTGTTACCTTACTGGGTATAAAAATCCGAGATTTTCCACTATTTTTATCATAATGGGTTTTATTCCTCGCTACAGATACAAATCTTTCCTTGACCCAGGCATGTCCTGGCCCACCAGGGTTGGTAGTGCCAAACACCTGGGCAGGAAGTCCTTTTATGGTACTTCTAGCTGAGGATATTAATCGTAAGTAATCAAGCTCCTTTGGTATCAAAGTAAGCTCTTCTATTGCAATCTTTTGAAATTCTTGTCCTAGATACTTCATCCAGGCATCTTCGTTTGACAAGTGTCCAGTCCATATCTTAGCACCGGATGGGAACTCAAACTGTGCAGGGTTGCCTGTTACCTTCACCCCCATATATCTGTACATAAACTTTGCACGGTCTATCCAGTCTTTTAGGTCGTCATAGTTCCTACGAATGACTAAGCCTCTGTATCTTGGGTGTTCAATATAGTCCGGCTCAATCATCCATACTGTCATGGCTTCTGTCTTACCTCCGCCTCTTGATCCACCAAATAAAATTTCTGATTCTGTTCTAGATAGCACCTCTGTTTGTGGTCCAGGATGGGGTGACCAAATAACTTTTTCTTTCATATATTTTTACCTTGGTACCATAAGTGTGTTTTGGGACCCCTATTCCGGAAGTGGGGTGGTAGGGGGGTCTTTTTCCTGGGCGATTCCTGGTGGCTCAGTAAATTGCTTGCCAGTCTCTAACCCACCGTCAATTTTATTGGGAAGTAGGGGGGTCGACTCGGCCTCAATTTGTATTGGCTTTTTGGATGGCAGTCTGATGACACCAACATGAGTATCTACCTCAGCTTTTATCTCTTGAGCTCTGAGGTCAGGAGCTACTTTATTAGCTATGATCTTCCACGCATCCTTCTGCCTTGGATCATCATCATTCAATGCACTATCCATGATCTTCTCAATGACTAATGGTACATTAGGATGCTGTCTTAAATACTTACCAAAGTGATTAGGTGGTCTGCCTGATGGATTACCACTGGTACCTTTAGTCCAATTAGGATTACCTCCCTTGTTTTTGGTTACTGTTTCGCTACTATTTGCCATGATCTGATCTGTTCTCCTCGATTAACGCAGGCCTACTAAGCCAGTTTTCCTGATCGACACATTATTATAGCAAATTTTCAAGTTTGCTCAGTGTGGCCGATCTAACTACTAAATCCACTTTCATTGTATAACTTAATTATACTTATTTACCGAGGACAAATATAAAAAATGATTATCAATTGTATACTTTTAGTTGACATTAGCTGTATAACTTGTTATACTTTAGGTATGAAACAGCAACAATTAACCAAAACAAAGGAGTTTAACGTGAATAAACTACAGAAACTACATGACCGATTCGAGGCATTGTCCTTTTATATCGAGAATACAGAAGATCAAATTAACAAACGTATTGATGAAGGTCTTAGCACAAGCAGTTTAGATAGACATC